ATCAAGAAATAAGAAATAAATTAGAAAGTGCCAAAAGACAAATTATATCCGATGCTGTGCCAGAAGAATTCAAGAAAAAAATAACAGCTGAATTGAAAATGTCTGGCGATGATATAGATAGTGCTTTATCTGAAACAGAAGTTAAGTTGTATCAACTAATAGAACAGCAAGCAATAGAAACTTATGATAATCTGATGAAAAAAGACAAAGAACAACTCAAGTATAAAAAAATAAATATAAATACAGCTTTAGAAGATTACAAAAGAATGTACAAGAAAATAGAAAATGATGATAGATTGTCATTAGATACCAGAAAACAACTCATGGAACAATATTCTAGTGAAATCAAAAGATTGGAATATCAAAGAGATGCAGAAATATCTAATTTAGATCAACAATTACTAGATAATCAAAAACAACTAATTGATGATGGTCTTAATGTTCGCTTGATGTCGATAGAAGAAGAAAGAGAAGCAGTCAAGGCATCATACACAGAGCAGATTCAAGATCAAGATAAATTAAAGAAGAAATTAGAAGAAGTTGACGAGCTTTACGATAAGTTGAGAGATAATGCTTTAAAAGATTATGACGATAACACTATAACCTATGGAGAACTAAACAACCTTGAAAAAGGATTCACTAAAATAGGCTACAGCATAGAAAAAGCACGAGCTAATTTCCAAACTTTCCATGATGGGTTAGTAAATGGGTTGACCGATGCAATTGCAAAAGGTGAGTCCTTATCCGAGACGTTGAAAAATGTAGCACAGAATCTAGCTGCCATGTTCGCGCAGAAGGGAGCAGAGTTGTTAGTCAATTCCCTCTTGCAAAGCATGGGGTTTGGAGGAGGAAAGAAGGGCGATTTTTCTGCTGGGGATGGAATTAATTATGATTCTTTGGCTGTTGCTCACACAGGTGGATATATAGCCGCTGATGGTATAGAAACCTTCCATACTGGCGGTGTAGTCGGTCTTAAAGCAGATGAAAAATTAATTAAGGCACGTGTCGGTGAAATGGTACTTACTGAACAACACCAAAAAAATCTAGCTAATAATGTCAATGGTGGCGGTAAGACGGAAGTACACAACCATTTCAACATCCAAGCGGTAGACTCCAAGTCATTTGTAGACTTGGTCGCTCGTAATCCTGAAGCTATAACAAATACCGTAACACAAGATATAGTCAGGAATGGTCAGACTAGACAAGCAATCAAACAATATGGGAGGTGATAGTGTTGGCTTATCCGGTTTTTGACTTTTCATTCAATCGAGATTACACGCAAGAGATTATATTCAAAACCACAGTGGTGCAATTTGAGAATGGAGCGGAGCAGAGGGGTAGCAAAACTTTACCCAGACGTCGATTCACCTTACAATTCGAAAAACTAAAGGATAAAACTGATACTATCTGGGATTTCTTCATAGCTAGAAAAGGTAAGTTTGAGCCTTTTATATTCCGCAAGAGAAATAAGATAACAGGTAATGTAGAAGAGGACATACTTGTAAGGTTTGATATAGATACACTAAGTCAGCAAGCTTTCTACGACACTATAGCAACTTTTGGTTTAACGATGATTGAGGTGATTAAGCCATGAGAAACTTAAGTCCACAAGCAATAGATCAGAAAGATAAGGACTACAATAGACCAATTGAGCTATATGAGATATATCTAGATGAGGAGACACTTAGATTTTGTAATTTCAACAAGAATATAGACTTCTATGACCAGCAGGGTAATCCTGCTGTTTTTTATGCTGCACCAATTAAGAGGTCGCAAATATCTAAGTCTGATGATGGTAAGGTCGATGAAGTATCTCTGAGTATAGCTAATGCTAATAAGATGATGAGTAGTTATGTCGCTCATACCAAGCTACAAGGCAGAGGAGTAAGTATCTATAAATTATTCCTAGATGCAGACCAAGAGGTTACATCTGTAGCCATATTTGGGCGTGGTGGCTACAAAGAAAAAGCTAATGTAGATATGGCAGGGTTGCTTAGCCCAGATAATGCAGTAGAATTGTTTTCTGGTGAAATAGACTCATTTTCTGTCACCTCTGAGGCTATAAGTATATCTGTTACCTCCAAGCTTAATACACTAGACAAAGAATTGCCCAACAGGATATATAACACTAATTGCACGTGGCCAGCTGGTTTCGGTGGAGAAAGTTGCGGTTATGATGTACCAATCAAATCAAGCACAATAGATAGTATTTCTAGCGATCACATGACAATCTATGATGATGCTATAACTGAGGAAAGTGATTACTGGAAATACGGATATGTGAAGATTAATGGAGAGTCTAGGTTCATTGAAGAGAGTGGTGCAGGATATGTTAAGTTAGAGTACCCTCTACCAGCTGATGCTGTAGCAGGAGATGATTACAGTCTTAAAGCAGGGTGTGACAAAGGTTATAGCACACCTCATGGTTGCCAATACTGGGGCAATGAACAGTTCTATGGAGGGTTTTTGTCAATCCCGAGAATCAGAGATATAAGAAATTATGGATAAAAGGAGTGTGATATAAATGGCAGTAGGAACAAAATATGATGGAGCTAATGCCAATAAAACTACTGATGGTATTGAAATGATGTCTGAAGTAAGAGTCAATCCTAGAACAGGAGAAAAAGAGTTTGTCACAAAAGTTATAAATGAAGATTTGGAGGATGTAATTAACAATAAGGACTTTGCTACTCAAACAACTTTGGCGAGCGTATTGACTAAATTAACAGAGCTAGATAACAAAGTAGATGCTTTAAGTGACCCAGAGAGGATTCAAAAAGTGTCGCAATCTGGTTCTATTACGGAAGCTAACTCGGCACAAATTTTGGCTTATCAACAAGAATTAATCGACATCTTACGCAATACAGAAAACGCTTGGGGCATCGAATGGAATCAAGATTCAGATACAATCACACGAATTGGAGATGCAGAAGGATTAACTCAAGCTGATTTTGATGATATAGCCCCTTGGTCGTTGATGAGAAGATGTAACTTAGCAGATGATGGAACTGTCAACGCTTATTGTGGCGACCCCACTTATGTAGAAGATGGTAGCAACGGGCAAGTAATGGTTGAAATACCAAAATTCTTCTATAAAGGATACCGTACTGCTAATGGCTATGCTTGGTTAATCTCTCCAAATAAGAAAGATGGATATGATGTTCACCCCGCTTTCGTCAGAGATGGAATCGAGAAAGAAAGAATCTATATTGGAGCATATGAAGGTACATTGTATGACAATTCAGCAGGTAGCTATGTTGGAGATGGAGTTGCCTATGATTATACAAATGATATATTAGCAAGTGTGGCAGGATTGCAACCTGTATCTGGTGATGTTGGTCATTTTGATATTGAAGAAGCTAGGCAATTAGCACAAAACAGAGGAGTCGGTTGGGAGCAACAAGATTTCTTAACTGTAAGTGCTATTCAGATGTTATTTGTAACTGAATATGCTAGCTTAGACTGGCAAGGTAGTATCTCAACTGGAATTACTAATCTAGATAGCGGCACAGGTAACCATAGTCAAAATACAGGTCATACTAGCCCGCTAGGTAATCGGTCGGGAGAAGTTGTAATCTCTAGCTTAGAAAATGGAGCAACAGGAGCAACAGAAACTTATGCTTGCAGTTACAGAGGAATAGAAAACTTTTTTGGCAACATTTGGAAGTGGGTAGACGGAATTAATATTCAAGATAACGTGCCTTATGTAGCAGATAATAACTTTGATTCTGATGTATTTGTTTCACCTTATGAGAACCTAGGTGTTACATTAGCACAAGAAAACGGTTATACTTCTGATATAGCAATGAATTCTAACTTCGATTTTGGGTTCTTAACTACAGAAGTTGCAGGAAGCTCGTCAACTCGCCTGCATGACTACTATTATCAAAATAGCGGAAACAGGGTCGCTCTTTTGGGCGGGGCTTGGAGTAACGGTTCGCATGCCGGCGGTTTCTGTTGGTACCTGGCTTATTCCTTGGCTCATTCTTATCGGTACGTTGGTTCTCGCTTGCTTCACGTTCCGCAAAATTAAATAATTAACATACAGGCAAAACAATTCTTTTTAGGTCACTCATTTAGGCAGGAATTGGAATAACAGTTCGAATACCAGCAGTTTCAATTGGAACCTGAATAATTCCTTAGCTAATTCTAATCAGAACATTAGTTCTCACTTACTTTGTGTAGTTGGAGTGACTTTGAATTGTTTTTGCCTTGGCTCTTGCCAAAACACAGACGAACTAATCACAATCGTGCTAGTAGGTTAACTCTCGAAAACTCGATTTATTTCACAAAGCAAAAGGAGAATTTGTAGTGAAAAGATACGGAAACTTATATAGCAAAGTATATAATATGATTAACTTACAGAAGGCTCACCAAAATGCTCAAAAGGGTAAGAAGTGGTATAAGGAAGTGCAGAAAGTTAATCAAAACACAGAATATTACTTGAAAGAGTTACAAAATAGATTAATCAATAAGGCTTATCGGACATCAGAATATGAGATATTCATCAAAAATGATAGTGGCAAGGAAAGAGAAATATACAAGCTACCTTACTTTCCCGATAGGATAGCGCAATGGGCTATTATGCAAGTTATAGAACCAATTCTAGAAAAGAAGTTAATCTATGACACCTATTCGGCTATACCAAATCGTGGTATTCACTTAGGGTTAGAAAGATTGCATCAAGCAATGGAGGATAGAGAAGCAAATAAGTATTGCTTGAAGATGGATGTCAAGAAGTATTATCCTTCAATCAATCACGATATACTCAAGCAGATATACAGGAAGATATTTAAAGACCCTAATCTATTATGGTTGCTTGATGAGATCATAGATAGCACAGCAGGGGATGCAGGGATACCTATCGGAAACTATCTTAGTCAGTGGTCGGGGAATATCTATCTAGCTTATTTTGACCATTGGATGAAGGAAGAGATGAAATGTGAAAGATATTTCCGTTACATGGACGACATAGTAGTGTTGCACCATAACAAAGAATTTCTGCATAATCTCAAAAGAAGGGTTGGTGATTATCTAGCAAAGAATCTAAAATTAAAGATTAAAGGTAACTGGCAGGTCTTTCCGACTTATGAACGAGGTGTAGATTTCTTAGGTTATAGAAGTTTTGGAGGTTACACACTACTTAGAAAGTCAACTGCTAAGAAATTCAAGCGTAAAATGAGAAAAATACAGAAGAAAGATAAGCTAGACGACCATAGTTATATGTCGATTAATTCTTATCGTGGTTGGTTGAAATGGTGCAATAGCTACAACTTAGAGCAGAAATATATCAAACCCCTAGAGGGCAAAATCAAAGAATACGAAAGGGTGAATAATATATGCAAGTAGAAGGAAGTGTTTTTCCTGCGAAGATCCAAGTTAAGGGAGTCAAAAGAGGAATGGCGAATGTATTATTGAGAAGGAATATCACAGAAAAAATTATTGAAAATAATGAAGATGGCAGCACAGATACTATCTATCAATACGAAGAAATAAAAGTCGAATTAGCTAATAGAAATAACATTGAACAATATATTGAAGATAATTTTGATATGGTTTTTCAGGCAGGTTTAGAAAAAGAGGGGATAGTAGAAGAAACACTCGAGGAGAAAGTGGCTAGATTAGAACGAGAAGTAGAAAAATTGAAAGCTGTACAATAGAGTAATATTGCGACACTTTGGATTTAGGGTCTCTAGAGATTAGAACTCAAATCAAAGTGTCTTTTTATATCAAATTCAACTAGAAATTTATTAGAATTGAGATTACATTAAGTTATTTTTATCTAATTAACTTATACAAATTTAACAAAGTAGAGTTTGGTTTTATCATGATAGATATTTAGATTACAGATGATTACAGATACAGAAAATTTAATCCTTAATTTCTTTAGAGAGGTGGTAATTTGAATGAGATAATCAATAAATATGTAGGCGAAAGCTACTCACACAATGACAAAAATGGACTAGACTGCTTAGGTCTAGTCTTTTCTTTTCTCAATGATAACGGGATTAAATTACCACGTAGCGATGGGAAAAGTATCAAAGAAAATTGGTATATAGACAACCCCAATAGACTTATCAAAGGCTTAAGAGAACATTGCACAAGGATAGATGCTTCTCAATTGCAAAAGTTTGATATATTAGCTTTTGAATTTGATGGTGTAGTCAAGCATTTAGGAGTAATGGTAGATAATTATAGGTTCTTACACGCAAGAAAAGGAAAGGAATCAGCAATAATCAGACTTAAGCATTATAAGAAATATTTGCATAGTATCTGGAGAGCGAGGTGATGAAATGGCAGAAGCAGTAGTAACAGCAGTTATCAATTTTGCAGTATCTTATACAATTAATTATGCGGTTAATGAAATGTTTGGTAAAGACTATGAGAAACCTGAAAAAAATTACTTCGATGCTAAGAGTAACACAAAATCACAAGAGTTACCCATCCCTATCGTGTACGGAAAGAATGTGCTAGGTGGTAATGTAATTTATGAGAAAGTTTATGGCGAGAATAATCGTTATAAAGATACTCAGTTAGCGATTGGAGAAGGTCAGATTAACTCTATATCAGAAGTCAAAGCCAACGATGTTGATATCAGTGATTATGTGGTAGATACAGTAGAACATGTTGTTAATCAACAAACAGAATTCATATCTGACTATACTTATTTTGATTCTGTAGAAAAGATAACTATAACTTTAATTTTCTCTAATATAGACAGTGATCATTCTTATGATGAAGTTTATATCTATCAACAACAGGAAGGTTCAAGTGATTGGGTATATAGAAAAAAAGTCAGACACAGCAGGTATAGTAACTCTTCTGAAATAGCCGAGATAGAAATGGAAAAAGGGAGATACAGAATTAAAATAGGAGCGCCTAGACGCGGAGCGACAGCTGTTGTGGATAAATGGGTAGAAACCACCAGAACAGATGCGGTTAGACTAGGGAAAAGAATACAGTCTCCAAGCGGTATCAACGAATATGATCAAACTTTTCCTTACTTAGCTTATCTAAGTATTAGGTTAGATGGTGAAGAATTACCAGACGATTTCAGCAGTAACCCTACTGTCACAGCAAAAGTAGAAGGCTTGTTAGTTGATGTATGGACTGGCTCAACTTGGACAAAGCAATACAGTAATAACCCTGCTTATTGTTTATTGGACTTAATCACTAATCGAAGGTATGGAATGGGGATAGACGAAAAATATATTGACAAAGATTCATTCATAGAGGTAGCTAATTACTGTGATGAGGCTATAACAGATAACGAGGGTAATTCATTACCTCGATTTCAATTAGATGTGTCTATCCAGCAGACAAAGTCAAGTCTGGACTTAATCAAAGAGATTCTAGGCACATTCAGAGGAATGTTGCTATACTCTAATGGAGAATTAAGGTTAAGTGTAGATGCTCCAAGTGTAACAGTACAATCATTCCACATGGGTAATATAGTTCTAGATAGCTTCAAGTATTGGGAGTCGAAGAAGAGTGATATACCTAATCGTGTGATGGTGCAATATATAGATGGTGATATTCGTTATGATGAAGATGGCAATGAAATAACAACTTGGGAGAAAATATATGCCCAAGTATCAGATGAAAGCGATATAGAAGTAAGTGGAGAAGTCAGAGAGAAAAAGGTTAGCTTACTAGGTATTAAGCATTTTGACCAAGCAGGTAGAATTGGAAAATATCTACTCAACAAAGCTAAATTTTGCTCTACCTTCTGCGAATTCCAAACCTCTATACAAGCTCTACACTGTGAGGTAGGAGATATAATCAAAGTATCTCACGATACTCCAGAATGGTCTGAAAAGTTATTCAGAATCACCAAGATAGAAGAAGGACAGGGCGACAATGAAGATATAATGAAAATCACCTGTCAAGAGTATAATCCTGCGATTTTCAATGATAACGGAGTAGTGCAGCAAGTACGACAAGAGACTACATTGCCTAATCCTTTTGCAACTCCTGCTAGTGTGAAAAACCTAAGTGTAATTGAGCAAAATAAAGTTCTTAAAGATGGCACTTGGATTCCAGGGATACAAGTTAATTACACTCGTCCCGATTATGTAGTCTGGGGATATGCTAACATCTACTTATCTGCTGATAATGGAGCTACTTGGCAATCTAAAGTTAGAATATCAGAAGAAGAGCATCTGATTGAAAATCTAGAGACTGGCACTTATAAGGTTAAAGTTGTATCAGAGTCTAAAAAGGGATCTAGAGAAGATTTTGCTAATGCTCCTATAGCTACTATCACAATCAAAGGCAAAGAGGCTCCGCCTTCTAAGGTTAATTGGGGGTTATGTGACTTTACAGATGAAATCGTGCTTAGATGGCAACCTATCAATGATATCGACGTGAAAGAATATGAGATAAGAAACGACTTGAATTGGGGTAATGCTACAGGGTTGATCTATAAAGGATTGGACTTAGAACATACTGTCAAGAACCTTACTCAACGAGCTTACACTTTCTACATCAAAGCATTAGACAGGTCAGGCAATTACTCAGAAGAACATTCAGAGATAACTGTAACTAATTCTGCCCCACCCGCACCTCAAACACCCAAGATAAGTGAATTTTTTGAATCAATATGGATCGAAATATATTCAGTAGCAGATGAAGATTTAAAGGGGTATAAGTTGTATATTACTGAATCAGATGGTCAAGGCAATCAGTTAGAAGATACTGAACCTCAAGTGATACCTCTTGCTACCCCACAAAAGATTACTTATCCTGCTGACAGTGGTAAGTCTTTCTTAATTGAATGTAGTGCTTATGATAGCCTTGGAGAAGGAGCAAAGTCAGCACCGATAGAAGCTACAACTCAAAGTATAACTATACCAGAAGAGATACTAGAACAATCACAGTTAATCAAAGATTTACAAGAAGTATCTGAACAAAACGGATTAAGCATTACAGAATTAGAAAATGAATACACAGTTAAAATTCAAGAAGATATTAATGGAGAAAAACATGTCACAGGTTTTGGATTAGCTAGTGAGGATGGAGAAAGCGAATTTGCTATTAGCGCTGATAAGTTTAGAATCTTTGGCACTAGTGAAACAGGCTCAATACCTATATTTGCGGTTGATTCAGAAGATAGAAAAGTATATATTTTAGGAGACCTAATAGCTGAAAAAACAATCAAAACTAAAATAGCTAACATCCAAGAAGCTTTTATCGACTCGGCTCAAATTATAGAAGTTAATTCAGATAAAATTAAGGTTGGTGGCAATTCAACCCTAACTGATAAGCTACTATCAATCAATACTTCAATGTATGAGTTAGAATCTAATATAAATGATTTTTCAAATGACAACTTGTTAACTTTAGCTGAAGCAAATATATTGAGAAATAATTATAATCAATTAGTCAAAGAATCAGAAGAGTTAATTTCTCAAGGAAATATACTCGATATAGATGCCGATTACAATAATGAAGTGACTAATTACGAGACTGCATTATCTAACCTAAAGACTGAACTAAATAATTGGGTACAGTTCTATCAAGAGGCTAGATCAGCAGCCGTATTTGGTCGTGGAGGGTATACAACTCAAGTACCTATTAATCCTTTGAACTATCCATTGACCCTTAAGCAAGTCGATAGAGATAATTTGTCATCTAAATTTGAGTTAGTGCAAGATGCTAAATCCAAGTTAATCAACCGCATCACAGAAGCTAGAGAACAATTAGCTAAAGAATATTATGATAACAGCATAGAAGAAGATATAGATAATAAACTAGATGACTATTCAAGCGACAATATAGTTACTAAGTTAGAAGCTAGAACTGTAAGGGATACTTTTGATTCATTAGACAAGGAGTGCAATGAGCTGATTGCTAAAGCTAGTGTGCTCAACATTACAACAGAGGTAAATAACCTTGGTACTAGCTTGAGTGATACTGATAGCTATTTGAGCACATGGACTAATGCAAGTAGTTATCCTATAGCTATAACTAGCACTCAAAGAGATACTATCAAAGCTAAGATTGATGATGTGCAAACTAAGAAAGTAACCCTGATAGATGCCATCAACGCTAAAATTCAAGCCATGGAAGGTATTACAGATGTAGAGATTAGTAATGATTTCGGAATAAAAGTCAGAAATGGAAGAATATCAATCTATACTCAAGATGAGAATAACGGATTGGTGCTAAATGGAAACGGAATGAGTGGGTATAGCGATGGGAGTAAGGTTTTTGAGTTCACTAATCAAGGAGAGATAAAAGATGCTTTAGGAAATACAGTTATAGATATTAACGGGATGAATGGAAGGATAATTAAAACCGGAATAGCTTATGATGGTGATTTATTATTGCAAAACTTCAACATACCACAAGGTTGGTTTCTCACTGCTGATTTAGAAATTACAGAAGGCCATATCTATTTTGATGACAACGGAACAGAAGTGGACACATTGGATAATTTTAGAAATGGAATCCCATTGCAACACAACACACTTTTGCAGCAAACGTATGTGAGCAATGGCGAGACTAAACTTAGGGACATGATTAATAAAAACTTCCTAAAGACAACAGGTATTAATGGCACAGCAAATTATTTCGGACAATTAATTCCTGCTGGTGAATATTCAGAGATAAAATTACTTTCAAGGATAGAGCCAGAATTTTTGACAACTAATTATTATTATGCCAGATGTGAAGTTAGATACATTTTAAGATTATATAAAGAGGGGCTTTATTAATAAGCTTTAAAATACAAGGGAGGTGATTATTATCGACCAAAACTGCAAGCTACACCAGGAGAAATTGAATAGTCTCAATAGTAGAATAGACAAGCTAGAAGAGGCAATTAATAGATTCACAATAGAAGATTGGAGAGAGTACAGGAAATCTATTAGT